CTCTACGAGGGTGCAATGAAGACTTTTGCATCTATACCCTTTCCATTTAATATCGTGGCTGTGGGTGGAGCTTTAGCCTTTGGTGCTGGGTTAATAAATAAAATAAAAGGTTTCGAAAAAGGCGGAAGACCACCGGTTGGACAACCAAGTATTGTCGGAGAGAAAGGTGCAGAGCTTTTTGTGCCAGATCAAGCCGGGACAGTTGTGCCAAATGATAAACTCGGCATGAATAAAAATGTAACAGTGAATTTCAATATCAATACTGTTGATGCCAAAGGCTTTAACGAGCTTTTAGTTAACAGTCGTGGAACAATTGTTAACCTTATTAATAGTGCTATGAATGAAAAGGGTAAAATGGCAATAGTATGAGTGGAGCATTACCAAAAACTAATTTTACTGCGATTAATGTCAAAAGTAATCAAAAGACCTTAATAAGTGAAACCGACAGTGGGAAAACTTTTAGAAGGCAAGTGCAAGGTCAAAGGTTTAGCTTTACTGTATCTTATCCACCAATGACTAGATCAGAGTTTGCACCCGTTATGGCATTTATGATCAAACAAAGAAATAGAAAAGAAAACTTCACTGTGACATTTCCAAGTTATCTTAATGCTCAAGGAAATGAAACAGGAACTTTATTAGTCAATGGATCACACTCAGTAGCAGACACAACCATTGCAATTGATGGGTTTGCCGGAGATGGTGCTGGAAGACTCAAAGCGGGTGATTTTATTAAGTTTGCTCATTCAAAAGTTTATATGGTGGTTGAAGATGCAACATCATCAAGTAACGCTTCTACAATAACAATAGAGCCACCTTTGAGGGAGGCATTAGCAGATAACAGTTCTGTAACCTACGATTCAATTCCTTTTCAAGTTCATCTTACAAGTGATGTTCAAGAATTTTCTACAGGGCAAAATGACAAAGATGGAAACTTACTTTTTAATTATGAGTTTGATGTAATAGAGAGTTTGTAAATGGCTAGAGGATTATCAAGTTCAGTAAAAACAGAACTAGCCACAGGGAACATTGATCCAGTTCTTTTAATTGAGCTTGGCTTTGGAACACCGGTATATTTAACAAACGCAAGTTTTGACATCACATCAAGTATTTCTGGAAGTTCTAGGACTTATCTTTCCAACGGACATTTTAAGGGTATCACAGGAGTCAGCGAAACAAATGCACCATCTAAAAATTCTTTAGTGGTTTCACTTTCAGGTGTTGATCAAACATATATTTCGATTGCTTTAAATGAAAATATTATAAACGATAATGTGTTCATATACAGAGGTTTTCTTGATTCGAACCTTGCTTTGATATCTGATCCATTTCTTTTGTTTTATGGAACAATTGATGAATATAAAATTACTGATAATACAACGACTGCATCTATAAATCTTACAGTCACATCTCATTGGGGAAATTTCAGCAAAACCAATGGAAGGACTACAACGGACAATTCTCAAAAAAGATTCTTTTCCTCTGACAAAGGCATGGAGTTTTCAGCTTTGACAGTTAAAGATATCAAATGGGGTAGAGTATGACCAGTGTTCATTTGTATCAAGCGGAGAAAAAAGACTTTAATAATATCTATGATCTTCTGATTGAATTCAAACATGATGAGTTGGATCATTTAGACTTACCTAATGTGGACAGAAATAAACTGACATCCTTCATAAACACTGTTTTAGAAAAGGGTAAAATTATTTTATTAAAGGATTTAGATAAAGAAATGATTGTTGGTTGTTGCATATTTCACAAAGCAGAGTTTTGGTTTAGCAAACAAATGATGATTAACATTCAAGTTTTATATATTAAAAAAAATTTTAGAAATTATAAACTTTTGAAAACAATGATTGATAGTGTTAAAAAGATAGCAAAAGAATTGCCTATTGTTTTAAGTATAACAACAGGATTAAAAATAGATAAGGTTTTCGAAAGGTTGGGTTTTGAAAACATGGGTGGCAACTGGAGATTGAAATAAATGTGCGGTTTTATTAGTGATATTGTAGACAGTGTCGTCGATATCGTTGATGACGTAGTTGATATAGTTGTAGATGTTGTTGACACCGCTGTTGGGTGGTTAGTACCTCAACCAGACATTCCAGAGTTTGGTGATAACTTTGCGGAACAACAGTCCAAAGGTGTTTTAGTTAATAAATTCACTGCAAATGCACATATTCCAATAGTCTATGGTACAAGGAAAGTTGGGGGAAATGTTGTTTTTTTAGAAACATCCGGAACAGATAATCAGTATTTATATATGGCTCTTGTCATGAGTGAGGGAGAAATAAATAGTGTTGAAACCTTATTTGTTAATGATAACCAGGTGACTCTTTCTGGTGCTTTGACAGATGGAACACAAAGAACAGTGGCAAGTTCAGATTCAAACTTCTTTGCAGATTCAAGTTTAATAACTGTTGAAGCTCACATGGGAACAGACTCTCAAAGTGTGTCAACTTTGCTCTCAACTTTGACATCTTGGACATCAAATCACAGACTCAGAGGCTTGGCTTATCTGGCATTGAGATTCGAATGGAATGCTGACAAATTTGGCTCTCTTCCTAAAGTTCAAGCAATTATAAAAGGCAGAAAAGTTTATAATCCAAATCTTGATGGCACAGTTACAGGAGGAACAGGAAGCCACAGGAAAGACGACAGTACTACTTGGGCATATTCAGATAATCCAATATTACAACTTTTAGATTATCTTAGAAATGAAAGATTTGGTATGGGTATCACTAACAGTTATTTTGACAGTAACTTTGCAGATTGGCAAACAGCAACAGATATCTGTGACACAAATATAACACCTTTCAGCGGAGCTAGTCAGATTGACCTTATGGACAGTCATGCAGTCGTTGATACATCTGTTAAAGCTATAGATAATGTCAAAAACTTTGTAAGAGGCTCCAGATCATATCTTAACTTCAGCGGTGGAAAATACAAAATTTTAGTTGAATCAACAGGTTCAGCATCAATAACTTTGACAGAAGATAATATTATTGGCGGGATAAGTGTTCAAAGCAAAAATAAAAATTCAAGATATAATAGAGTTATTGTTAATTTTATAAATCCAGATAAAAACTATCAATCTGACACCGCACAGTTTCCACCGGTTGACGAAACTGGTCTTGCAACTGCTGATCAACATGCAACGATGAAAACAGCAGATGGAGGTCTTTTACTTGAAGGCAGATTTGATTTTTCAATGTTTACGAGTCCTTATCAAGCACAGGAGATGGCAGAGATAATTTTAAGAAGATCTAGGTCAAGCCTTGATATATCTTTGCGAGTGGATGCGACGGGATTAGATTTGCTTATTGGGGATATTGTAAATGTTACTCATGCAACACCAAGTTTCTCTGCCAAGCCTTTTAGAGTTCAAAGCATGACTATTAATAGCGATCATACAGTGAGTTTGCAATGCACTGAACACCAAGATAGTTATTACACTTTTGGTACTCAACAAGAAGTCGCAACAATACCAGACACAACCTTACCCAACCCATTTTCAGTTCAACCACCAGCAAGTTTGACATTGGCAGATGAACTTATTGAATATGCGGATGGGATCGTTATAACTAGATTATTAATCACGATTGGTGCTTCTCCAGATCAATTTGTTGATAACTATGAGGTTCAAATAAAGCAAACTTTAGACCCGGATGGTAATTCAGTAACAGATTCATTCAGAGAAATTGCGGTTGGAAAAATACTGGAATATCAACATCTTAACGTGATAGACGGAGCAACGTATCAAGTTCGAGTAAGGGCAGTTAACACGATAGGATCAAAAAGCACATTTATATCAACAACTAGAGTGATCGTGGGTGGAGTTGATGCACCAAGTAATGTTGAGGACTTTGCGGTTGAGCTTCATGGTCAAGATCATCTAAAACTCACATGGACTCCCCCGTCGGCAAACAGTGACTTAGACATATCCTTTTACGAGATCAGATATCAAAACGTCACCACCGGAGCAAATTGGATTAATTCAACCAACCTTGTCAGATGTCCAAGAAGAAAATGTGACAATGCAATAGTCCCAGCAAGAGTTGGATCGTATCTGATAAAGGCGGTTGATAAAAATGGTAACAGTTCGGCAGAGGCTACGATTGTCACAACTAATATTTCAGCAATTCAAGCCTATCAACTAATTTCATCTTTTTCAGAAGTACCTAATATATTCACCGCATCTGACCAAATGGACACAACCTTTCCTCTGGCGGTCAAAATTGATCCTTCTGGTGATACCATTTTAAGTTTAGATACAGTTACAAATTTTGATGACACAGTGGGAAATTTTGACAGTGTTGTTGGTGATTTTGAGTTGGGCGGAACAGATACAACTTCAAACCCCAATTTTAATAATTCAAATAGAGATGCAAAAGGGTTTTATAATTTCTCAAATTCACTTTCTTTACCTCAAATATATGATGGAAACGTAGAGCCTACAATAACTCTGGATGCTGAGAACCCATATGATTTATTTGATGGGGGAAGAGGTGCATTATTATTTGATGAGGCAAAAGCTCCGTTTGATGGAACAGAGACTCTTCATGCTTTCCATAGGGTTCAAATTGCAACCTCAACAACATCTCTGGCTGATTGCACAAGCTTCTCAGATATATCTCAATCAGCAACTTTTAAATTTAAGTTTGCAAAGTTCAGATTAAAATTATCTAACGACGATGCTCAAACATCTAGTAATGTTAAGCAAATTGATATAAAATTAAATATGGAAGAAAGAACTTTTGCGGAGAGTGATTTGGCGACATCAAGCGGAAGCAAAACTGTGACTTACACAAACCCGTTTTATGCAGTACCAGCAATAGGGATATCTGCCCAAAATATGGCAACCGGAGATGTTTTTACGATAAGTTCAAAAACAGTTAATGGTTTCACAATTGCTTTTGCAAATTCAAGTGGAGGTGCAGTTGATAGGACTTTTGATTACATCGCAAAAGGATATGGGTTGCAAAGTTAATTAAATAAGGATATATAAAAGTATGGCTCAAGTATCAGATGTAAGTTTAGCGAATCAAGGATTCAGTGCTTTTAGAACTGAACTTAACAATATTTTATCTGCTTTAAATACCTCACACATTGGAAGTTCAGCACCTGGTTCGGTTTCCACAGGAACCATATGGGTTGACAATGGAACAAGCGGAGTGCTTAAAGTTAAAATTAACGATGGCTCAGACAATGTTGAGTTATTTCAAATTAATATAACCAGTAATGCAATCACAAGTACAATGTCAGTGACAGGAACAATATCCGAAACTGATCCAAATGCACTACCTTTGGCGATTGCTCTAGGATAGGGAGTAAAATATGGCTAACACATTTAAGGTCAAAACAAATGGAGCAATGCCAGCCAGTGC